TCTACAACCCGCAGAACTTTGACAAGAGTTTGAGACCTGCGGCCGAGTTCATTAAAGAACACTCTGACAAGCACAAGACCCTGCCAGACCGTATGCAGATTTCAGCCACCACTGGCGTTAAATTACAGGCTGTGCCAGACTTGAATGAAGGACACTTTGACTGGTTCATGGGCGAATTTGAAGCATTTACACGCCGCCAGGAACTGGAACGTGCTATTTTAAAAGCCGCAGACCTGTTGGAAAAAGGTGATTATGATCCTGTTGAAAAGCTGATCAAGGATGCAGTACAAATATCACTCACCAAAGACATGGGCACAGACTACTTTGCTGATCCCAAGGCTCGTATTGAGAAATACTTTAACTCGGGTGGACAAGTAAGTACAGGCTGGCCACAGCTGGACAGATTGTTGTATGGTGGATTCAGTCGTGGTGAACTAAACATCTTTGCAGGTGGATCAGGATCAGGCAAGAGCTTGGTCATGATGAACATTGCACTAAACTGGCTACAGCAAGGAATTAGCGGTGTGTATATCACACTAGAACTTTCAGAAGAGCTAACGTCATTGCGAACCGATGCTATGTTAACCAACATGAGCACAAAAGACATTCGCAAAGACATAGACACCACAGAGCTCAAGGTCAAGCTGGTGGCCAAGAAGTCCGGCAACTATCAGGTCAAAGGCTTGCCAGCACAATCAAACATCAATGACATTCGTGCTTATTTGAAAGAGTATCAAATTCAAACAGGCAAGAAGGTAGACTTTGTGATGATTGACTACTTGGACTTGCTGATGCCTGTGAGTGCCAAGGTCAGCCCCAATGACTTGTTTGTGAAAGACAAGTATGTTTCAGAAGAACTGCGCAACTTGGCCAAAGAGTTGGGCATCTTAATGGTCACAGCGTCACAGTTGAATCGATCCGCTGTGGAAGAAATTGAATTTGATCACTCACATATTAGTGGTGGTATCAGCAAGATCAACACAGCAGACAATGTGTTTGGTATCTTTACAAGTCGTGCAATGAAAGAGCGTGGCAAGTATCAGATCCAGTGTATGAAGTCTCGAAGCTCGACCGGCGTTGGTCAAAAGATTGATTTGGAGTACAACATTGAAACCATGCGTATTACTGATGAAGGCGGGGATGACAACGAAAACGGGTTTAGCAAAAAGCCCAGTACAAGTATCATGGACTCGATCAAAGCAAAAAGCCAAGTTAGTGCTGCCGCAGATGACGCCAAGTCTGTACCTTGGGAACGACCCCAAGCTCGAGAAGGTTTTGATTTAGAAGCACCCAAGGTCACAGCAGATGTGCAAAGCGCCAAGCTCAAGCAATTGTTGGGCAAGATCAAAACATCATAATGTATCATTTTTCTGATGTTCGTCATGTACATTTAGAGATTTCTAGTCTGTGCAATGCGGCTTGTCCACTGTGCCCTAGAAATTTTTATGGATATCCCTATAACGATGGATATGTTGAACACAACATGACATTGGCTGAAGCAAAGCAAATATTCTATCCTGAGTTTGTTCAACAACTTGATGCAATATTCATAAACGGAAATTTTGGTGACGCAGTGATGAATCCCGAAACTGTTGACATTATTGAGTATTTGAAATTGTGTTCGCCTATGTTGGCAGTATCGATGAGTACTAATGCAGGAGCTAGAGATCGAAAATATTGGGAAACATTAGCCGGTCTCGGAATCAAAGTACTATTTTGCATTGACGGTCTAGAAGATACCCATAGTCTATACAGGCAAAACACTCTGTATTCAACAGTAATTAAAAACGCTGAAATTTTTATTGCAGCAGGCGGCCATGCTGTGTGGAAAATGATTAGTTTTGATCATAATCAACACCAACGGGCTACAGCACAATCATTGAGTAAACAAATGGGATTTAAATTATTTGAATTTGTTGATCATGGAAGAAATCAGGCACCGGTGTTTGACAAACACCAACAACTTTCACACACAATAGGCAAACCTGTTAATGTTGAATTTCATCGTTTGTGGAAGTCCCGCACTCAAGATGAAGTGTTGTTAGAAGATATTTTGCCCGGAAGAACTGCAAAAAATATTCAGTGTCGGATTAAAAAACAAAAATCAATCTACATGTCCAGCACAGGAGATGTATATCCTTGTTGTTTTCTAGGGTTTGCTCCAAAAACTTATGGCCATGGAAATTATCATGCGGCAGCAAATGCACAATTTCAACATTTTGTACAAGAAAATAATGCACTAGAGTATGGATTAGAACACAGTATCAATTGGTTTAATTCGATTGAAAAAACTTGGGCTATTCCAACATTTGAAGAAGGCCGCCTGGTTATTTGTAATGATGTGTGTGGGCAAGAATCCGCTAAATAATCCAAAGGTCTCAAAGTAGATGCAAAAACGCACCCGCAGTTTATTAGATGAATTAGACGATTTGTACATCGAGCGTGATCGCCACCTGTTGATTGAAAATCGTGCGGCTACTCTTATTGCAAATGCTATTAGATTGCTAGAACAAATTGACACAGAATTTCCAGCTGATCAAGCTGAGAATCTACAACGCAAATTGCTGAATGCCATCCGCACCAGGGACTCAGGCAAGTTTGCTAGATCAGTGAGAAGAACAAATGCAGATACATGAAATCGCACGCCGTAACATAAACGAAGGCCCACTCAAGGGTGTTGCTACCAATATTGCCAAAGGAGCAGTTAACACAGTCAAGCCAGTGGTAAACTATGCAGTTGACCAGGCCAAAGGAGTGGCAAAGTTGCCGCTTAATACCGCAGAATATTTTGCCAACAAAATATTGGATACGGCTGGGGTTCCTGCTGCTCAGCAAGGTCGGTACAGCAAGTATGGACACATGGCTGCCAGTCAAAATAAAGGTACTGCTAGTATAGCAAAAGCAGAAAACGAAATTGCAACTGAAATAGCCAAAGAGTGGGCTCGGCTTGGCACTGTAAATGCCATTAAAGATGAAACACTTGATCCAAGAAATATCACACAAGCTGCTACCAAACTTAACACAGGAAAACTGCAAATTAACACAGACAATATAGTTGCAACTGTAAAAAAGATGGCGCCCGAACAGCGACGTCTTCAGGATTTATACAAAAAAAATCCAGCAGCAATACCAGCTGAACAACCAGCAGATACCGCAACCAATCCTGCGGCAGGTAATAATGCATTTGGTCAAATGGCCACTCAATTGGCTACACCAGCACCTGCTCCAGGGCCTGCTCCTGTTCCTGTGCCCACCCCAGCACCTGTTCCTGTACCTAAACCAGCCCCACCAAGTAATAATCCATTTGGCCAAATGGCCACTCAATTAAGCAAAAAATCTGAACTAGAACCAGCTATGGCAGAATCCTTGACCTGGAGCAAGAACTTTGATCCCAGCCGACAATTATATCGTCGCATGAAACAAGGACAATCACAATGAGATTACTAGAAGGTGGCAACGTATTCAAAGATGCTGATGGTAATCCTTTAACTGGACGTATCAACCAAAGCGATGTAGCAGCCACAGTGCAGTGGTTGGAAGCACTTACAGGCTTGGAATTCCCACGTGAACGTTGGTTGGGTTCAACTGGTCGCAAACCCACATCAGGCGACATGGACATGGCAGTGGATGCCAGTGAAATAAGCAAAGAACAATTGGCAGCAAAACTAACACAATGGGCAGTGAGTCACGGTGAAGATCCCAAGGCCTGGGTAAAGAAAGGTGGCGAAGTACACCTGCGTACACCCATCAACGGCAATCCTCAAAACGGATATGTGCAAACAGACTTCATGTTCTTCCCCAACCTGGACTGGGGACAGTTCTACTATGGTGGTGCAGATGATTCTGCCTACAAAGGCATGAACCGCAATGTGTTGATGAGTTCAATTGCCAAACAACAGGGACTCAAAGTGGGTGCCAATGGCATGTTTAGTCGCACCACAAACCAACTGGTAGATGGTGGCATGGATCCTGACTATGTGGCCAAAACACTGTTAGGTAGAACAGCCACTAGAGAAAATCTCAAGAACGTGGAAAGCATTTATGCTGCTCTAGCACGGGACCGAGCTCGTGATGCCAAGCTGGCAGACTTCCGTGAATACCTGAGCCGTGAAGGCCTGCAAGAACCAGACCTAGTGCGAGAAAACAGTGATGTACATTTCCTGGCCAAACTGCGTGATAGAATTGTTAATCAAGGCATGCAACCTTTGATCGAAACAGAAAAAACAAACCCATATCAAATCTACGAAGCAGAAGAAGGCAATGTAGGCGGTAGGGCCAAGGGCATTGAACATCTGGAAGATTTAATATTTCGCAAAGGCTCACGTGGCGTGGATGAAGCACTAGCTATCATTCAACATGCCGCAGAGGCACCACAAAAGACCACCAGTGTGAAGTGGGATGGTAAACCTGCTGTGATATTTGGCCGTAAACCCGACACAGGAGAGTTTGTGCTCACAGATGGCTCAGGATTTGAAGCCAAAGGTTACGATGGACTTGCTACTTCGCCGCAAATGATGGCACAAATACAAAGCACACGAAAAGGTGAGCGTGGTGAATTGATTCAGGTGTATGCTGATCTTTGGCCACAATTGCAAGCGGCTGTGCCTGAAAACTTCCGTGGCTATGTGAAAGGCGACCTGTTGTACTATCCACAACAGCCGTGGACAGAAGAAGCTGGCAATCTTGTGTTCAAACCCAACACAGTAGAATATCGTATACCTGCCAAGAGTGCGCTGGGTCAACGCATTCGCAACAGCACCACAGGCATTGCCATGCACACCATGTATGCTGACCAAGGCGAGCCCAAGCAGCCCCTCAGCAGAGTATCATTTAATGAAGTACCTGGATTGTTGTTGATTGAGCCCATTTATGGTAAAAGCATTATGCCACAGGATCCTGCACAAGCCAAAGGGCAAGCTGCACTAATCAAGCAAATCAAACAAATACGCAATAGCAAAGGTGCTGCCATTGATACCTTGTTTAATCCTGCTGAACTGCGAGCCATGCAAATTACAGACTTGGCCAAACTGTGTGTGGACTACATCAATTTTAGAGTCAACCAACCCAGCGGCAACTTTGACAATCTATTGGGAGGCTTTGGCGAATGGCTACAGACCAAAGTCACTCCAAAGAAATTTGCCAACATTGTGGAATACTTAAGAAGTCCGGCTAGCAATACAGAAGGTTTGGCTGCTGCGTTTACTTTGTTTATTCTACTGCATGACTTGAAGCTGGATATCTTACGT